ACACAAAGACCCTCGAAGTCTATACAACTTACTATTATCTAAACCACATTCCGGAAGCCATGGCTAACTATCAGGACATTGCTGTTGAGTTTGCGGGTGATCTGCCTACTGAAGCTATCATCAGAACCTGGGTAGAGGAGTTTGCCTATCAAGGGTTTGACGCTTCCCAGGTACTGAGAATCTTGGCTGAGAGAGGTGGAGCTAACTGGCGTGAGGATGCCAAGAAAATGATTATTCTCTCTCTCACTAGGGGCAATAAACCCTCTAAGATGATGGAGAGAATGTCTGAGGCTGGAAAGGCAACTGTGTCGTCGCTAATGACTCGCTACAACCTTAAATCTGGAAACCCCGGGAGGAATGATCTGACTCTGTCTAGAGTGGCAACTGCCCTTGCTGGATGGACATGTCAGGCAATTCCAATTGTCCAAGACTTTCTTCCAGTTACTGGTGTAGTGATGGACGGTCTCTCTCCTGCTTACCCGAGGCCGATGATGCATCCTTGCTTTGCAGGACTGATTGATCCGTCTTTGCCCAAGAAGACAGTTGATGAGCTTGTTGCAGCGTTCAGCTTATACATGCTTCAGTTTTCAAAGACTATAAATCCTTCTCTCCGTGCTGCTAAGAGAGAGGACATCATCTCAAGCTTCCGTCAGCCCATGCAAGCAGCTATCAACAGCACATTCCTAACTGGTGCTCAGCGTCGCCAGTTCTTGAGAACTCTCGGTGTGGTCAATGACAATCTTGAGCCATCTCAGAATGTCGTTGCCGCTGCCCGGGTCTTCAGAGGAACTGGAGTCTGAGCTGCTGCCATCTCCCTCCCTTATTTGTGATTAATTGGCATTCCATTTTGTTTGTTAAATTTAATTAATATAATTTGATTAATAATTTGTATATAGAGCAATTAGGCTAAATTGGGGTTAAATTGGCTTTAATTAACCAGGGGAAACTGGCAGTATCAATCACTATCTGTGAAATCAGAACCCCAGAAAGTCTCTTCTGCCTCTCTTCTTTTCATATGAATGTCAAACTCATCTACAGCAACTCTCAACTCTGAGCTCTCACCATAGTCAAATTTAAAGTGATTATCAAAGTCTTCTAAAATCGTTAGCAATCGTGAATGTGGCTTGTCATAAGTCCTATCAAAAGGGTATGCTCTAAGCAATCTCCTACATATTACACTACAGCATTCCATTATTATGTCCTTTCCTGTAAACTCAGCCTCATTCTCTCCCAACTCAATAGCCTCTCGCACTATCATCCTGTGGAAGTTCACTAGGCTTCTATCTATCTGAGCACATTTGCCTGCTCGCATAAAGGAGGTCATTGCTGCTCCCTTGAACATCCATGGCCCCATTGAATCTTTGTTCCCACACAGATCAAAGAATATTAGTGTTGGATATGAGTAAGGCCAGCAAAGGGCTCTCCTGATATTTGGTTCATTGTGTTTTACTACATCGCGCAGTTCAAGTTTTGAGATCTCTTTTATTAGTGACTCATATTTACTTGACGAGTCATTGACAACTCCAGGCCTCCCTGATCCCCATGAGACTGGTAGCTGGTTGTGATTGTAAAAATCTTGTAGTTTAGAGCGAATTCCTGGGACCTGTGTGTATGAGGTAACTGGGAACTCCATGCCAGAGTAGTTTGAGTGTGGTTCAGTAGCCTGTTTATTGAACGGGATATAATCTACCTGAATGCGCCGTAACTGACAGGCTGAAAATGAAACCAACGGTATGTCTGTGGCATAGTAGTTCATTTTTAACTGATTTTCGTTCGAGGGGTCTTTGTGT